GTTTTTTTGATGATGGTCGTCGTTGATATATTCCTTAAACTGGATATTATTCTCCGCCCCCTGTTGGCACACCATCTTCATAAATGTGCGTATTCTCCGCTGCGGCCGGTCGCCCGTGCTATCGAAAAAGAACACCACTTTCGCACGGACGTCAATAAATAATGATACCCAGTGTTCACCCGGTTTGTCATGTGGGTCAGTATTGAAAACAACCCCGATTTTATGTTTCCCATTTTTCACATGTTTCATAATATCGAATTTACACAATTCGTTCCATACACACTCCCCGTCGTCTAAGACTTCGTCGAAATCAACGGGGGAGGGGCCAATAAATAGAAACGATGGATTGGCGTGTTCATATTGTTTCAATGAATTCGCAATATCAATACTCGAAAGCCATGCGTGAATATCCTTCTTCCATGTATTCGGGGCTTGTGGGGCAAACGTATAATGAATCATTTCTTTATCCATGCCCGATGATGCGAAACTTTGACGTAACCAGCATGCCTCCTGATGACAAACCCGATTCATATTGTTCTTAAGACTGGTCCATATCGCACGAGGGTCGCTGTATTCGATTTTCTGGTCGGGGTGGCGTTTATTCCAAAGCAATTTCAACTTTTCGAGAGATTTGGACGAATAACATGAGAAATCCTTGGTTTCGTTAATATCAGGGTCGGACTGGTCTCTTGGTGCGCAACTTACAGGCTTGAACTTACTATCGCCGGTTGTCATGACAACGGACGACGACGACGACGACGTTTCGATTTCTTCCATTTATGAAATACTAAAGTTATACTATTATGTCATAAAAAATTGAACCGTTTATATTTTATTATATAGGTCACAACATTCGTCGTTCATCGTTCGTCGTTCTTCGTTCTTTCAATGGTCGTAAAAACTAGGTCACAATATTCACGTCAGCAGCAGCAGCAGCAGCAGCAGCAGGAATCTACTAGCAGCATTACTTCATCATCCACTCGCGGCGGCGGTCGACGAGTTCGAATTACGACTCCTTCACTCCATGAAGCAAGCATTCGAACGTATAAGGTATATGCGCATGCACCGTCGTCCGTCGCGGGCAGCAGAAAAAAGCATAAGAAACACGACGAGGGTGCGGACGCACTACTATCCTTACAAGACGCCGTGCCCTGCCCCTGCCCCCCCGCCAGTCGCCGCAATGAGTACCTGAATCATGCGTGTATGAACCCCATGAATTCAGTTACGAAATACATATACCGAATCGGCGTTTATAATATCAATCGGTCGATGCATATGAAAACCGCATACGTGTTATATGACTCCAAATCCCGGCTGTATTATGTCTATACCATCGTATCGAACAGAATTGACCACCATGAAACTTCAGCCGAACAATCCGCCGCAGAATTACCTGAGCCCATGAATACACTTCAACTCAAATACACGACATACATGAGTGAAACGGTGGTGAATTACGTCATGACATTGATTGTCCCCTCCAACAATTACGACTATTACATCCAAGACGACATCCTCGGCATCGTTTCGAATGATGAGAACGTCTTTGACGAGGATTCGTCATTTTACGATATCGAAGGCTTGTTATATGACAAATCATCCACGCTAACAACCAATGGATACAAGGCGTTTATGCTTCTACCGTCGCGACAGTTTTGGTATTATGGCCATTTCGCAAGACCGGCGGCAGGAGCTGCAGCGGCGGCGTCGGCATCGGCAGCATATGAAGTGGCCGATGACCAGATTTACACCTATAATACGATTCAGTCGACTCTCCTTATTCTGGCTCAGTCTTATTAGTTGTCACCTCGCTCGCGGCAGCCGCCGATGCCGACGCACGTTTCATAAGTTCATTATGGTAATCCCGCACTTTGGGTAATTTCGCGATTATATCGGTATTATTCACAGGTTTCAATACAATAAAATCATCGATTGTTTTTTTTCGAATACACATCTTATTTGCGATTGATAAAAGAGACCTATTATTGTCTATCATCGACTGCGGAGGAGAAGACGACGACGACGACGACGACGACGACGATGGCGGCGGCGGCAAGTCTCGGTTCTCGTCGACCGACGACATAACAGCATCCGCCTCATGTAATTTATCCTGTAGTTCACTCTCTCGTACTTCGCTTCGCGTATCTTCATCAATCATATCCGTTATATCACTCCACTTCAAATAGTCAATACATGATTTCAGGTATTCGTGATGCGCACGATTGATATCATCATTTTCACACCGTTCGTCGAACAAATCTCTCGTCATATGTAATATCCGTTCTTTATAATACATCTTTTCTTTGCGAAATGTTTCATGTGCCGCTTCTTCGCAGGATATGCTCTCTGCCGATTTTTTGTATTTATCATACTTGTTTCGATTCGCCATGACGGATATCGTGAATTCATTTAATTTGTCGCACGAGTGTGACATTTATTCACGATGTTGTAAATAATTATAGAACAATAATTGGGCATATATATTGTTATATAATAGTTGTTTTTCCTTTATTATCTATCGCCTCATCGTGAGTTTCTCTTTCGCATTAGAATCCGCAGTCGCGCGCGGAATATACGTAGGAAATGTAGTATTGGGTTTCATCCCGTTTTTATTTGCCGCCGCCGCCGCCGCCGTGTCTCGTCCCGTAAAACCTTCCGCAATTTGTGCCACATTTCGTATTTGTGCCTTTTCTTTCTGCTTCTTATCCAATTGCTCTTTGGGGATGTAATTCGTTGCAGGTTCAACCACTGGACCACCTTCGCCTGTACAAAACCCGTCATAGGTACAATCCAGCGTGCGAAGTTGAAACCGCGTCGAATTATCGAATGTGAGTTTGCCTAAATTATGAGGATTTGGGTTCATAGAAGCGAAGTCTGTCGCGCCATTATCAAACAAATACGGATTCGGCTGTTCCACATGTCGTGCGGCAATATTTACATTATATAAATCACTATCAGAATTCGGCACATAAACAGCACGGTCATTGCGTTGATGTGCGAAGAATTGATTCCGCAGCGACGACTCGAGATTCACGCGTTCAGCCCATCCACGCCACGGTGCCTTTCCAGTGCCTGGATTGAATACCGTCTCGGTAGAAAAATGTTGATACGACTGTAGCGGGACGGCTGCGACCGGTCGTGTTTCTAAAATCGGCATCATTGCGTATTTCGATGAAATCGGGCGAACATCAAATGCGGGGCGAAGTGACGACGAGGGTATATTCCGCTCTGAAATACGCGTATTAATTTCACCTAGACGGTCATGATTATTTGAATATGCTCCATTGGCAACACCGTAAAATTCCATAATGATTCTCTGTTATTCTATCATGTGAAAATAATGTATAAATAGATTACGATGTTATTCTATATCATCGAATCGATTCAAGGCGTCCGTCGTCCGTCGTCCGTCGTCCGTCGTCATGTGTGGTATCTTCTATTTTCGTACTGTCGCGAGACTTGCGCTTTCTCAACTGAATACATTACAGGAAAATTCTATTTTGTCGTCTCACCGCGGACCAGATAAATCGGTCTTCATGAAAGACGATACTCGTGCGTGGGGGTTTCACCGACTGTCTATTAACGGGATGGAATCCGCCGCGGATCAGCCATTTTATCTAAAAAACTGTCGACTCATTTGTAATGGCGAAATCTATAACTTTCGCAAGTTGATTCGCGAGTTCGGGTTTGATAATGAATACGTTAGCGGGTCAGATTGCGAAATCATTATTCACCTTTATCGTAAAATCGGTATCTACGAAACGTTGCGTCGACTAGATGGTGTTTTCGGGTTGGTGTTACATGATTATGAAAACGGCGTGACGTATGTTGCGAGAGATCCGGTGGGCGTTCGTTCGCTCTTTATGGGCGTTGTGCGGCACGACGGTGCGTTTGGTGGGGAGCATTCCGATTTGGCGTGTGTTTCACTAAACCCCGACCATTACGCAATATGTATCGCAAGTGAAATGAAGTCGATTCACGCATTATGTGATACGATTACACAATTTCCAGCAGGATGTTACATGGAATATATCGGGGAAGATAGTATTGACGGCACTACGGTGTTCAAATCATATTATGATTATGCCAGAATTGTCCTCGGGCAGGAGGTATCATCGGGGTCGTTATCATCGGGTCTATCACAATTGGAATATCAGTTGAAGCAACTGGACGTCCAATATTCATACCCGATATTCGGCGGTGGCGGAGGTGGCGGCGGTGGCGGCGATGACGGCTATATATGTGCCAATATTCGCGAATTATTCACAAAGGCGGTTGTCAAACGTTTGATGAGTGAACGACCAGTGGGGTGCTTGCTCTCAGGAGGCTTGGATAGTTCGCTCGTGACTGCGATTGTTGCGAGAGAATTGCGTAAGGCCGCGCCAGACACCGTTCTCAATACATACAGTATTGGTTTGGAAGGGTCGGTTGATTTGTATTGGGCGCGTCGAGTGGCCGAATATTTGGGAACTTGTCACCATGAAGTCGCTTTAAAGGAGTCCGATTTCTTAAACGCAATTCACGACACGATTTATCAAACCGAAAGTTACTGTACTACAACCATTCGTGCTTCTGTAGGAAATTTCCTCATCAGCAAATATATTCAGGCACAGACCGATGATGTCGTAATTTATTGCGGGGATATGTCGGATGAAATCTTCGGGTCATATCGCGGGTTCTTAAAAGCACCGAACGACGCCGACTTTCAACGAGAAAACGAACGAATGATTCGCGATGTCCGTTTTTTCGACTTGCTTCGGTCAGATAAGAGTATTAGCGGCGCTGGATTAGAGGCACGCGTCCCTTTTGCCGATAAGGAGTTTCTCGCGTTCGTGATGCGTATTCCCGCACGGTTCAAGCGGTTCGATGACGAGAGAATGGAGAAATATCTTCTACGTAAGGCGTTTCAGGGTGCTGATTGTGCGGATGAAGACGGTAAGGCACTGCTTCCCGACGAGGTTCTTTGGCGTAGAAAAGAGGCATTCAGTGACGGGGTGAGTTGTGCGGCTGGTAGCGGACGCACGTGGGTTCAAATGATTAAAGAATACGCTGACCGTGTCGTAGCGGATGACGAAATCGATAACAAAGAACACGAATTATATTCACTACATAATCCACCGTATGACAAGGAAAGTTTCTATTATCGCCGAGTGTTTGAAAGCATCTACGGTGGTCGCGGAGAGACGATACCCTATTATTGGCGTCATCCGTTTTGCGAGGGCGTCCTCGACCCAAGTGCG